AGGTTAGCAACACGGTTGATCAACACGGCCAAAGCAGCGTGTTCGTCACCAACGAATGTAGCAGTACCAGAAACGGTAGCTTGGTTGTATGTGAACTCAGTAGCAGCCAAACTACGCAGACTCAAGAGAATCTCTTGGTCAATTTCAGCTGTAATTTCTTGAGCCAAAGCAGCCATGATTTCTGCTTCAACGTCAATACCGTGCATGGCTTGTGCGTCTTGTGCAGATTCAAATGTCCAGCGAGCTTGCAACTTGCGAGTCTTGGCTTCAACAGCTTGCTTCAAGATTTGGACGGAAATTTGCTTACCGCCGTTACCTTCCATAACTGCTGTGTTACCACCAGTGTATGCTGTAGCTGTAGCTGTGTCTTTTGGTACTGTAGAGTATGCAGTAGCAATAGTGAATGGGCTCAATGCTTCTTGGCCAGCTGTAACGCTAGTTGCGGCTGCAGAAGAGTCATTCAAGCTCTGTGCGTAACGAACACGCAGAGTGTGGATCTGACCAACTGGACCAGTCATTGGCTGAACACCAACCAACTCGTTAGCAATAACGGTTGGCATAACACGTCGAATCACGGGAAGAATCACGCGGTTCAATGTGGCAATGTTGCCGGCAGTAGTAGAACCTGCAGATGCATTTTCTTTCAAGTACTTGCGAGTGTTCTCAAGGATAACACCCATGGAATTGCGCTTGGTACCGTTCAAACCTTCGAGCAATGCTTCTTTGGTTTCGCCCCAGCGACTTTCTAACAATGGTTCTGACATTTAAGTCTCCTAAAAATTTAAATTACAGTCCAGCCAGACGCTTGAGGTCGATCACATTGCTGCGATCTTCTTGATCAACGTTTTGGGTAGGAACAGTCTTATCACCGGTAACTGCTGAAACGTTTTCTGTGATTACCTTGGAGGCTTTCACAGAGCGGTCTTCCAACACTGCTGGTAGATACTTTTCAAAAGCATTTTTCAAACGTGAAGTTTGGACGCTTTCGAGCAAATTACGCATGACACCTTGCTTTTCCTTGTTTAGAGGGGCAAGCAACATTTCCATCGTGCTGTCACGCTCGTTGGATTCTTTGATCATACGCAGTTCGCGTTCTTTTGACTCCACAACGACTTTCGCCTTTTGTGTGAGTTTGATGGCTTCCGCCAATTGCTTATCTTTGTTCTGTAACAGAGAGTGTAGCTTGCGGACTTCGGCTTTCTCATTTAAGTGAGTAGCACCAAATTCGCTTGCATACGCTTCAAAGATACGACGACCAAAATTGTTCTCGCGAGCAACTTTAATGTCTTCTTGCAATTGTGTAAGTTCAGCCTTCAAGTGACGGCTAACAGCTTGACTCATTTTGTCTGCACTTTCTTTTACGAAACGTGCTTTCAATCCTTCTAGCTTGCTACGGGCTTCACGAACGAGGCGGACTTTTGTTTCCACTACGTCACGTTTGTCTGCAGCAAACTCTTGGATCTCACGAGCCAATGCGTGCACCATGAAGTTTTCTAGTTTAGCTAGACCTTCAGTGTGCATTTTACGATCTTTACGCAGTTCGCCAATTTCTTCTGCAAGTTTGCTAACCAAGAAGCCGTTAAACTTCGTTGCTGATTCGTTCATCTTGCGCTGGAACTTGACGCGATCTTCAGCCAATGCTTGCTTTTCAGCAGCCACGGCTTGAATCTCTGCGGCGAGACCTTCTGTTACCATTTTGTCAAGGGCTTCCACCATTACTGACTTGTCGTGCTCGTAGCGTTGTGCAAACTCCTCACGAAGTTCTGCACGGGCCTGTTCACGAGCTTCATTTAGCTTGGCTTCCCAAGCTTCATTAATCTCTTTACGAGTGTCCTCGTTGATCAGGTCACTATCTAGCAATGGTTTGATAGCATCTAACATGCCTGGTTCTCCTTATATTTTGAGATCCCGGATGAGTTTTTTAACTTCATCTTTAAGGTATCTCTGCACTTTGTTGTCATGCCCAGATTCACGAGCCACTTCAAGCAATCTATGTCCGTAATTCATGTTCATGAGTCCTTCGTAAATTGCTTTAGGATAAGCATTCGGAGCACTGGGTTGTGCAACCACATCTATAGTGACAATTTCAAAGTCACTTACATGTCCTGTTCTGTCATCAACGTTGCCGCTTCCACGGCTTGATACACCTAGTCTAACACCAGATTGTAGCAACGTCTTTATCAATTCTCCCATGGGAGTTGGCAAAATTTTAAGTTTGCCACATCCAGCGTCTCCATCCATCCACATGCCTTCAACACTGTGGCACACACGATCTAAGTTAATCTTCAAATCATCTGGGTGATCCACTTCACCTAAAACGGAGTTACCTTCTTTAATCTGTTGATTAATAGTATTAACTGCTTTAGCAATTTCGTGTAAAGGATAGACACGTTCATTTGCATTGCGCTTGTTTCCTTCAATGCAAATACCTTTTAAATAGAGATTCTTACCTCCGCTCATGTCGGATTCCTCCAACACCTGAATGTTGGCTTGATTAAAGGTAAGTTGTTCTCTTAGTGTTTTCATTACAGATTAGCCTTTAGCAACTGGGCTCTTGGTATTAACACCAGTGGCTTGACCAAGGTGTGGTTTAGTAGCAGGCTTTTGATCCTTCATGCTAGCGCCAGCTTTGTTCTGGAAGTCAGTGATAAGATCTTTTGTGTTGTTGCTGTAAGCAGAAGTGTCATGCTTGCCACCCAGTTCGCCACCGGTGTGTACAGGCTTAACGCTGTTGCCGATAGGGCCTTTTGCGCCTGCGTTGGCTGCAACTGGGCTTTTGGAATAAGCACCTTGCTCACCAGTCACTGGCTTTGGGGCTGCTTTTAAGCTCACAGCTTCCATCATGCCCATTTCTTCTGTGTCGTCTGTTTCAAGAGCGTCGCCGCCTTCATCAGGACCCATCATGTCGCCGTTACCGCCCATGTCGTCATTGCCGCCCATTAGGTCTTCAAACTCAGCCATCAACTGATCCAGCTTGTCTTCTAGGTTCATGATGTCATCTTTGGTAGCTGGCTCATCGCTGCCGCCTTCGTCATCAAAGCTGACTTCTTCTGTGTCGTCAACTTCAACTTCGTTGTCCATGTCCATGTCTTCGTCGCCTTCGGCTTCCATGTTCATGTCGCTTTCTTCTTCCATCTCAACATCGTCGATCAGGTCGTTGCTGGCGTCGCCGCCCATGTCCATTTCTTCAAGCTCTTCATCAGCAGCTTCTTCTAATTCTTCTGCGCCTTCTTCGATTTCTTCAGCTTCTTCAGCCATGATGTCTTCGTAGATCTGGCGGCTTTTTTCCACAACGATGTCGTGGAATAGTTCGCGAGCTTTTTGCTCGTCATCATTGATCACATATTCAATCAATTGTTCAAAACGGTTCATATGAAAAACTCCTATAGGTAAAGTGTGTTGTTATTTACACACTAGATAAAATATAGGTGGTTTATAGGGTCAAAACGACAATAAATGCCGTTTATACAGGAGGGGCTGCTGGAGGTGCGTATTGTTGACGAACAAGTTTGAGTTTTTCTTTGTACTCATAGGCTCGTACATCATTCATCTTGCGCAGTTTGTTTAACTGACGCAAGGTAAGGCGACTTTTACGCAGGTCGCCAAGTTGGGGCTGGCTGTTGTCTTGTGCAACATCCTGATATGCTTCAGGTTCTTTATGCCAAAATTCTGTTAATAACATAGGCTTATTTATACTGGTGGCGGTGCGGCACCACCAGGAGCTCCGCCAGGTGCAGGAGGCACAGCACCAGGCAAGCCGCCCATGCCACCATCTGGTGTCATCTGGCCAATGTCTTCGCCTGTTTGAATGTCTGTTTCTAGTGCGCCAGGAGTAATTCCCACTGATCGTAGATCTTGTCCTGTAGTAGGTTTCATTTCTGGCGAGTCACGTTCTTCGCGCCACATCTCTTCGTTCTTCTTGATTTCGTCTTCGGTCAATCCCAAGAAGCGTTCTAACATAAAGCGTTTGCTCATGTATGGCAGTTGTTCCATGCTGGTAAATGCTTGGATACGTGTGTTGTCCAGTTCGCTTTGACGATAACTTGCAAAGTTTTGAGGTGCATTAAACTTGATGTTAAACAGGCTAGAGTCTATGTTAAACCCGCGCCATTTCATAAACATTTTGAATTCGTCGTCGAGTTTTTGGCAGATCAACGACTGCAAACGTTCGCAATACTGGTTGAATCTGTACTCTTGAATCAAGGCTGTGCCTACTTTTCCGTCGTCAAATGTCTTGCCTGAATCGTCTGGGCCTGTGGGCAAATAGCTCGACGGCACACGCAGACCACGTGCCATTTTGTTGTTAAAGTACTTTAAGTCGTCAATTTCGCCTAGGTTCTGACCGCCTGGCAGTGTGTCTACTGAACTGCCACGGCCGTCTGCTGTTTGTGGAAAGAAGTAGTCTTCGTTGATGCTGAGTGGGTTGTAGCTGGCATCCATCATGTTCTGTCCGCCACCTGTTACAGTAGGGATTCTGCGCTGATGCATTTCGTTCTTGATACGTTCCACAAACTGCATGGCCAGGTGACTGGGCATGTTACCCACGTCAATCTTGAAGATGCGTCGCTCAGGAGCGCGGCTCACACGATAGATAAGAATTGAATCTTCCAGCAGTTCTTTCTGCTTGAACACTTTGTAGATGTTTTCCAAGATGCTTTTGCCAAACGGCCAAAATACATCTAGTCCTTCGTTTAGACTCATGTGCACCACGTGCTTGGCATCCAAGCAAACTTCGTTCATGGCCTGCATGAAGCGACTGTTGCCTACGCCACCGCCTGTGCCACCGTTGGGCATGGTGTAGTTACTAGCACCTGAAATTGTGCCTGTCACAGGGTTGGTCATGTAGTCTGTGGTGGTCTTGGCTGCCACAGTCATGTTTTGAAAGTTGGGGTTGATGTCGCGAATTACATACTGTTCAGGACGTTTGCCTTCACTTTCGTTCACGATCACACGAGCCACCTTGCTCATGTCAACCCACATCATTTCAAATGTTTCTGGGTCACGCACAAACACTTGATCGCCGTACTTGATGGTATTGCGGAACAGTTTGAAGATACGTTGATCTAGTTTGTTTAGTTTTGTCCACTGTTGTAACTGCTTGCGGATGATGTCAATTTCATGATCAGTTGGAGTG